GTCATTGCCAGAACCAAGAGAACTTGACCCATTAGACTGCAAAGAGCCATCTATAAATGCGTCAGTATCCGTGCTAGACGTAATGACACTAATTAAATTTTCACCATTTATATCTCCGTGTCTAAATGCAGTCGTTCCTGACTGAAATGCGGTATTCCTTGAACTAAGTTTTCCTATATCACCCCTTCCGCCCCTTGTCAGTTGAAATGAATCACTACCATCACAGAGGTGAATCGTTCGCATAAAATTACCAGTGTTTACGGTGTTACTTGTAGTGACAACATTGAACACGGAGATGTCGGATGAGTAAAGCGAAGGGCAGGCTAACCTGTCATCAACCCCATCAAACTCAATCCCACCACTAACAAGTACACCAGCATCAACAATCTTAGGCTGACTTCCAGCAGTCTCCTGCACAGCATCATTGCCGTTTCCTGACTGGTCATACCATTGGGATACGAAGCCGCTTGCTGGCATTGAACCACTAAAAGTGTCCAGCGAAAAGCTGACTGATGTCCCTTGTGGAGAAATTACAAGGTAACCACCTGTCTCCCAAACTTGCGTGTATGTTCCATCCTCCGTTATTGTTTGAGCTAGGACACCATCATTATATCCTGAACCTCCCAATCGAACTTGAATGTTGCCCCCAGACAAATTTGAAATAGTGAATGTTACTGTGCTGCTTGATGACTTTCTAAAGTCTGGATTAAAAAAGTCTGGTCTATAGATTTTGCGAACCCCTGTTGACACGTTGTTAGCAGTAAAGCCTCTGTCCTGTGGGTTAGATGATGAAGTATTAGTGAATCCCACGCCGTCACCTTGCCACCCAGTACTTGGATAAACTGTTTCTGGTATACTGTTGACCCACTGCGTCATTGCACCAGAGGATATGTCAGAAGCCTTAAAGTCCTTCTCAGTATTATCGCTAGCACGTCGTACACGGACTACCTTGTTTTTCCCTGCACGGTCGTTGAGGTCACGTAGGCTATATGCAGCAGAAGCCCCGCCTACTACTTTGGTAAGTAGCGGACGAGACTCCCCTTTACGGTCTGAGGTAACTACCTGTGCCGTGCGGTCTACTGTGATGTTATGGGTAACGCCGTCTGTCACTCTGGACATCGTGCGTGTCCCTGCAAAACGACTACGGTCAGGGATGGTAATTGTTTTGGTGCTTCCATCACCATTAGTAACCGTAATCGTTTTTGAGGGCATAATTTAGTAGCTGATATTAGCACCCGAACCAGATGAACCAGTGTTCACTGTCGAGCGACGTACTGTTAATGCAGACGTACCACTTTTCTTGGATGTCTGTCGTTTCTTTAGAGACTTGTTTTCCACCTTCTTAGCCGTCTTCGTTGGAGGAGGAGGCGGAGCTGGTGGTGGTACTGGGTCTGGGATTTTGGGAGCTGAGGTGCACATAATTAACTCTTGTTTAGGATGTTTTCGTTCTGTAGTTTATGTTGATTTTTAAGATAACGAATGACGGAACGTTGACCATAATAGAACATCAAAGCGTTCTGTCCTGTCGCCGTATCAAAGTCATCCCTTAATGGGAACACTTCCTCTAACTTATTGATAATAGAGGAAGAAATCGGAGGTAAATCGTTTTCGACCTTCATATTAGTCCCTCTCCTTCCGTCTTTCCAGCATACCAAGAGCAATAGCTGAGTAGCCAATTAGGTCTTTGAATATGTCCGCAACAGTGTCGCCCTTAGTTTCAAGGGATAGCCCTGCATTACAGAAGGACTTTAGACGTTGCATCTTGTCTCCCATGCGAACCGAGAGTCCTACGAGTGGGTCTACACCAAACTCATTAGCCTCATCAAAGTTAGCAAAGGGATTAGGAGTGGCAGCACCACCAGTATAGTCCTCATTCTTCTTACGAGTAAGAGCGGCGATGTCATTGAAGGTATCTGCTTGGAAGGTAAACCACCACTCCTTGTCGTGATGACGAGCGGTCTTTAGGTCTTCCTTGGATTGATACATAATCGTCATACCCAACCATTCAGCCACAGCGTGTTCAGCCTTAGCTCCCTTACTGTACTGCCATCCGTTCAGCATATACATATGGGTAGCACGAGCTACGATGTGCTTGAGGTCAGTCTGAGCGCACTCACGAACAGTGATTTCATTTAAATCAATGCCCATAGCCGCAGCGTGGTTACGACTTAACTCAGCAGGGTTGATTACTTCATAACCCTTCTCCTTAAATAGGTGCGCTTTCTCATCAAAGGCATCAAAGTTATAATCCTTGAGCCCTGTCATTGGTCCAGCGATGTAGACGACTTGGTCGCCTAAGTTTATTTCTGGTTGTTCTGTTTTGTAGGTGTCCATAATTGTACTTCGTTGTTTGTGTAATCTTTGTTTCGTAGGATGTATGCGAGGCGAGCGTTGAGTAACGCATCCTCTTCTGTTTGGTCTTTGCTTTCGTATATTTTAACTACGCCGTCCCAGTCCCAGCCGTGCTTGTCGAGAAGCTTAACAGCTGTCTTAGGACCAACTCCTTTGAGACCTGCGTATCCATCTACTGCATCCCCCATAAGGGTCTGTGTCAAATGATTTCGGTCAGCCTCTTCCTCGGTCAACGTCTTCAGCTCATCACGGAGAAAGTTGTACCAAGTGATTGGGAGTGTGGCGAAGTCCTTGTCCCCAGAGACAGCAATGGTTGTGTCTGGGTCTTTGGTGCAGAGGATGCCAATTAAGTCGTCAGCCTCAATACCTTCTTCTAAAAGCGAAGGGTGACGTTCACGTGTCTGCTCAATAATCCCAGAGAGGGCTAGAGGCTTACGCTTACCACCACGGTTCGCTTTGTATGCGGGGAACAACTCGTATCGGAAGTTACGCCTCGGACTGAATACTAACTGGTAGGCATCCGTCTTAAACTTCTTACACAGGGATGTGATGAAGTCATCGAAGTAAGCCAACGCAGCATTCACATCCGTGTGGAGTGTCCAGACATTGTCGTCCCATTTAGTTTCCACCTCGTTACTGAAGGCGGCACGGTAGGCGAGCATATCGCCATCTATGTATAGTGTTTTCATGTTAGTGTGTTTCTGACCAGTTTTTACCTACGCTGAACTCACCGTCCAACGGGCAGTTGAAGCCAAGGACTTTGCCAGCCTTAGCGAGAGCATTTACAAAGCAACGACCGAGAGCATCTGCGTGCTCAGGGGCGCAACTGAATTGAACTTCATCGTGGATATTTCCGTGGAGTTCGTAGGGATGCCTAGCGGAGTCCACAAACTCAACGAGAGCTTGCTTCATTACCACCGCACCAGCAGATTGAAGGAGAAGGTTCACAGCAGAGTGAGGACTACGGCAAGGTAGCTCACGTCCGTCAAGACCTCGGAGGACACCTGTGGCTTCCACACGTTGCTTAACAGCTTCATAAAGCTTCTTGATGGATGGTGTCTTCTTCATGAAGGAAGCCTTGAGAGCTTTACCTTGCTTGGCAGAACCACCAACAATAGAACCAATCTTAGCGTCACCTGCGCCATACAGGAAAGCGTAGATGAATGTCTTTGCGTCATCACGAGTAGGCAGTCCAGCAGCCTTCTGATTTGCTGTGTGGATGTCTCCCTCTAAGATTGTTCGACCGTATTCTTTGTCTCCAAACATAGCGAGGTAGTGAGCAAGGCAACGTAGTTCCAGACCAGAAGCATCAGCACCAACAAGTACCTTACCTTCTGGGGCAGTCCAACAAGAGCGACACTCTTTACCATAAGGCGCACGTCCAGCAGGAGTCTGGGCAACGTTCGGGTTTGAGTGTGTACAACGTCCGCTGACAGCACCGTTGGTATTTACCCTGCCGTAGATACGACCGTTGCGCTCTAGTTTGAGCCAAGCTTGTTTACCCTCAGCCACTTGACCAAGACGCTTGGATACCAACAGATATTCAAGGAGCTTCAGAGCTGACGGAGTACCAATACTTTTAAGTACAGGCTCATCAATCTTAGGACGCTTACCCTCGAAGGCTGCTGGCTTCCATCCCTGTGCCATCAGACGTTCACAGATTTGGTCACGGCTGTTTGGGTTGAATGGAATC